GCCTTTTCGGCGTCGGGAGCGGACATCACGTTGCGAACCGCGGTAAAGATGTCTCCCTTCACGAACAGCGGCCGGTCGACCTCCACGAAGGGCGTTTTGTAGAGATCCTTAAAGACCTTACCCATCGTATCATTGCCAAGCGCATCCATGACGGCGGCCCGGGTGACGCGCTCAGAGCACGCACGGGAGATGAACTCGATGTTGAACGATTCGGTCAGGAATTCGTCAGCGAAGCGGGTGAGGAAGCGCCGATCGATGAGTACGCTATCACCGTTGTAACGGGTGCCTTCGACAGGCAGGTTGTTGAGTATGAAGCCGGTGAATTGGATCCCGGTGGTAGCGGTTTGAAACATTTGCATTGCGTCAGACATGAATGTACTCCAAGTTGTTTAGGGGCGGGTGGTGATGCGAGCCAACATACGAGCGAGGACGGCGTCGACACTCGCTTTTGCGACAGCGGAACTCTGCTCCGCCTCTGCGGAGTCGACCCCACGGATGCGCGTGCCGTGTCCGGCGACGGCAGATTCGCCATATTCGAAACGGTCTCGCGATGAATGGAACGTGATCTCGAGGCGATCCCCCGTCTCGATTTCGCGTACGTAGCCGACCCAACGTCCGCCGCGCTCGGTCGTGATGATACCGCAGCAGGAGGACTTGAGCGACTCGACGGCATTCTCACGAACGCGCACATCCGCAGTTGTGGGGTTGATGAGCGCGACCATAGACAAACCGACACGGTCGAAAATACCCGATAAGTCCGACAATGTAGTCCAGAGCGCGTTGGACGCACCGCCGGCAGAGAGCGAACCGGGCAGATCATAGACGGGGTTTTTGAAGGAATCGACAAACACGTCCTCACCATAGTACAATGCGAACGCGATGTCGAGCATCAGATTACAATAGTCGCTTTCATACTCGCCGCGGGGCTCACCGAAATGAATCTCGCGAGCTTTGCGGCCTTCGGCACGGAAAGCGGCTGCGATCTTGGCTAGGAGTGGGGTCTTTCCCACGCCTCCCGGGGCCACGATAGCGGTCGCACCGCACGACCAGGGCAGCCCGGCGAGACCACGCGGGTGCATGGTGGCGCGCTGTGCCGCCGGTTTGCAGGGTACGGACCGCATGTCGAGGTAGGACGTGGCGCGAACCTTGCTAGCAACTTCCCGAATCACCAGGATGTTGCGGAAGTCGACGGTGAAGAATTCCGCGCGTGCGAAACCGATCACCAGTCGGCACCACGGTCGCGTCTTGAGGAGGGCGGAAACCTCGTTCCGTACCTCGTCGTTCTCGATCTCACCGTAAATGTGGACCTCGAGGTCCGCACCACGCAGGTCGGCGATGGTTTGATATACGTCTGAGGCGGTAGCGCCTTGACCGCTGGCGCCTTCTGCTTTCTGTGTGTTAGCCATGTAGCTTAACTCCTGTAGCGGATTTTTCCACCATACCGCTGCTCGGCGGCACGGGTGGTAAGTGATTGAGGCAGAGCGCTCTGGAAGAGTGCTGCAACCTCGGGGGAAACCGTCTCATCCTCGTGATAGCGATAGTTCAGTTTTGCTGGGTTTACGAGTACATCGAAGTCGGCTGTGGAGCGAGCGATACGCCATACTGGCGTCATCTTGTCCATCGCAGCATCGAGTATAGCGTCGACGCTTCCGTACTTCACCTCGCATCCGCTCACCTTCCAGGCATATCGTTGGATATCCTGGTAGGGTCGGTATGCGTTACTTGAACCGTACAACTCCTTTCTGACAAAACCTCCGATAGGCCAACAGGGCCTAAAGGGGGAGGGGCAGCCATCAGTGCCGATACCGTGCTCGTTGGCGAAGGTCTTCTCATGAAGCGAGTGAATCCGTCGCACCGCGAGGAATCGTCTCTTATCCTGGCGCATGACGATATACCCGATGAACTGCTTTCCGGGTTCCTTGGCTACGTCGAAGTAGGCGTACTTCTTCCTGCCGTCTGCGGACGCGGCTAGAGCCACATCCTCATAACGCTGTACACCCGCCGGGCTACCCCAGACCATGTGATCATCACCCTTATCCCAGAGACGTAACAGATAGTCACCCTCCAGAATACGCCGCACATTTCCCCGGACGTTACCAAAGGCATAGTGGCAGTTGGTGAGAAATTCACCCACCATCTCGATGATGCCCGCGATGGTGACTATGTTATCTCCCGACTTCAATGAACCACTACCAGAGTAGGCCGCCGGGTCATCAGGGTTGCCCGACCAGTAGAACTCGCCCGCGTTGCTCAGAGGGGGAGTACAATAGGGCGCACGGTGCAGGAAATCCTGCAATGCCACGATATCGCTATCCCAGTAACGGGACGCGACGTCTTTGATTTCACGCCAGCGGAACTCTGCCAGCGCGCACGCGTCAAAGTTTCCCACGTCACCGGCGAAACACGTTAGTGTCTCTTCAGTCGGTAAGAAATCGCGACACAACTCGTCCAGCTTATCTTGCAGCTCGGCGAATTTGAGCGTGAGCGGGAAACGCTCATAGGCGGCGTACAGGTGCCCAGTTGATTGGATCTGACCGATTGAGTTCACAATCGTGTTATAGCCTATGATGGTGCGAACGCGTTGTCCCGCTAGCAACGGATAGCTGAATCCGTCTACAACGACGTTCTTATTCGTCTGGATACGCTGTCCGGAGCGCCCGCCGGTTCTGGCGTACTCCTCGGAAGCGACCATACGAATCTTCCCTGCATCATCCGATTGCCCGCGGCGACCCGCAATACCGCTCAGGATGCAACCATGATCCTTTCTCAATTCACGAAGCTTTTTCTGCCCGATGAGCTTGAGAATCTTTGTTAGTCTGGGTTCAACCAGCCTATCAGATATGAGCGCGATCTTGTCAGGCGCGTCATAGATCATGTGCGGCAGACCGGACTTACTCTTGTTCGCGATTTTGATTGGACGATCGCACCACTCACTGAAGAATAGATCTAGCCACTCGCGATAGATTTCCTTATCCACCTCACGGCGCCACTCGTTCGGCAGGCCCAGCTCCTCTCGTAAGAGGGAGTTATCGTGGAGTGGATAGCCCGCTGGGTCCTGGCGGTAACCGGAGACGGTACCGAAGGACCCAGTGCTCTTGTGCACGTGGGTTTTGTCGACGAAGCCCTCCTCATCGAGTCCTGGTTGCATTTCGGTGCCACAGGTCGCCACCATCGTCGTGAGAAAACTCAGATACTCGTGGTCGAAGGTGTAGACGTTGGTCATCATGTGAATGGGTTCACGCGCAACCAATGGTTTGTCCCATTTCCAACTACGGAAAAAGAGAGGATGTTTCCCGGTGGTCTTCTCAAAACCGGGTGGCAGAGGGGGGCCCTTCTCGACCGTGAGCATGTGATCAGGTCGGCTGAGACCCTGTGCCTTCTTGAGCTCCTCGAGCGTTGAAGTGAAGGACATGGCGGTTAGGATCCAGAGGGACCCATGGGCGCGGGGTCCATATCATCCGGATCGGGCGGCGACTTGCTGGAAACGTCGAAGTTGAGCTTGTCATCCATCCCGAGCGAGTCAAGCAGGTAGCTCCAGGTAATCTTATTCATCCCGAAGACTGCCTGATTGAAGATGGGTGAGTAGTCGGCGCCCGGGATGTCAGTGATGACCGCCGCCTGGAGGTTGAACAGGGACGGGTACTGCAGAGCCGCTTGGGCCACGGGGTCGGACAGCCCGACGATGAGGATGGGCTTCTCAGTTGTGTGCGCCTGGAAGAGCTCATGGCCAAGCTGCACCAGATCGGTGCAATTGACGCTCAGCTTAGCGAGCGTGTCGGGGAGGGGGGTGCCGGCTGGCACCAGCAGCTGGCGGACTTCGGACAGGCGCACCAACTTCTGCTGTTTGGCGTCAGGGACAGCGCCATCTGGATCTTGCCGGGAACGGAATCCCGCGTCAAAGTGATCCTCATTAATATGGGTGGTCATCGTTCTTCCTTCAGGTTACGTTTGTGACGCCGTGCCAGGCTTACGCCTGGCCACGGCCTCGAATATGCCGCAGAGCGGCCGGGATCTCTTACCTCAGCGGATCAAAAGGTGGGGTGGGCGAACCCACCCCCAACTCACTCAACCACGAGGAAATCGTGCGGGTAGATTAAAACTCGACCAGCTCGAAAGGGCGCGAACCTTGCTAGCAGCTTCCCGAATCACCAGTTCTCGACAGTGGCGACGTCAACGAGGCCGTCGCGGTCTTGCAGGCCTTCGAGACGCGAAACGAGCGTGGCGAATTCCCGCGCGTCGGACAGGTTCGTACTTTTACGGCGATGCCAGTACACGGCGTACGCCCCGGTGGCGCTGTTGTCGGCCAATGGAAGTTCGGCGAACTGATCGCCGACAAAAGAGAACAGGATGGCCTCGCCTTCCTTCGGTACGACGAATAACTCCATCGGGCCGTAGGATTCATACGAACCCTTCGCGTACGGCGTGGCCAGCTGCATCGCATCACGCAACTCAGTGAGGTTGCACGCGCGTTCCATGGCTAGCGTGGGCTGGGGGCCGGCGGCGCCCCAGATCGCGTCAGCAACGTAGTACAGCTTACTTGCCGCGCGGACGTTATTTCCGTTGGTTTGTGCGCGGTCGGCAATGAGCGCGCGCTCCGGCTTGTTGTAGATGATAATTGTCATACATCGGTCCTCGGGATGGTTGAAAGATACAACACGCCTCGTTCAGGCGTAATAACCGGGCACCTCAGGCAACTCGAGGTATGGGTGGGTACGGCGAATGAAATCGTACTCCCACAGTATATCCTGATTAGCCCAGTGCCGACACTCTGCAGGTGTACGCGGCACCGCCAATACGCAGTGCAACTTGACCAACGACGAACGGGTCATGGATTCCAGTACGTCTTCCAGCGCATGTGGGCCGTCTACGACGACTCCGACGAACCTGACTGACTCGGAGCGAGGCGCCTTGACGATACCAATCAGGTTATACCGGCGTAGCACATGAGCGAAGTGTGCGTCCCCCAAATCGGAGGCAGCGACCCATTCGATATAGAATGGCCGGTCCGCGAGCTCGATCAGATTGCGGATGTAACGCCTACTCAGCTCGAGTTCGGCCCTTCGCTCCTCTGGGGTCAGTTC